TATAGGTGCTGGTCGTTTCCGTCAGACCATCGGCAATATCCAGTGTCGCGTCACGGCTGATGAGGGGGACGACGAAGTTTCCGCGGGCCTTCTGGAGGGCGTCGATTGCCGCGTTGTAGTTCACGGCCGTGGTTCCACCCTTGGCTCCACCGGCCAAGAAGGTCAGGGCCGTGGGCTGAGGAACGCCGGCAGTGGCCTGTGTCGGGAAGAGTCCCGTGCCGGTCTGCAGCAGGACGCTGTTGTTGTTGATGGCGTTGAAGAACCGGAAGCTGTCAATCTTGATGCGGCCGTTTTGAACACCCTGGGTCGAGCAGATGCCGAAGGTACCCTGGTCGAGAGCCGTCAGAGCAGCTTGGCCGATGTTCGCACCCGGGGTCGTGAGGACAATCTGTCCGAGGACCGCGGTACCGACTGCTGCCGTATAACCGGTCTGGGCGTTGATGAACTTCACCAGGTCGTTGATGGTCGGGTAATCCCTGAGGTTGATACTGAAGCCGGCACCGGTGCCGCCGGTGACCGTGGTGCTGAAGGTTGTGGCAGTAATGGTGACAGTGGCGGTCGTGCCCTTATAGCTCATCAGCAAGGCAATTTCGCCGCCCGCAGTCAAGGTCTCAAGGACGTTGTCGACCTGACGGCTGCCGGTATAAGTAGCCCGGTATTCGGTCGCAGAGACCAGGTTCTGGGGGCTGAGGGCCTTACTGACCCAGGTCACAGGCAGTACGCCGAGAGCGAAGGTGCTGCGACTGAGCAGGTCCGTGCCGGTCGTCAGTTCGCTGATTTCCAGAGACTTGCCGATACCGTCGACAGGATTTGCAGCCGCGAGGCTGACCGTAACCGGAGCCTTGGCTTGAACATCTGTCGTAGCCACGACAGCAGCCGCAGCCACGTTGACGGGATTGGTAATGGTTCCAGGAACCGGGGCCGCAGCACCGGCGTCACTGAGTTTTTGTGCGGTGATGACCGTTGCCGTTGCAGCCGTGACAACGTATGCACCGACGTTTGCGCTACCGGCCCCGGCGATTACAGAGCCGAGGGGGATAATCATTGTATCGCCGGCCGTCGGGATTACGTCGAAGTTGATGCTCCGGGTGACGGTGACAACCGTGACACCGGCACCGCCGGGGTTGGCTACAACTGCCAGGGTTCCGGCAGCAGCTGCGAGAATGCCTCTGTCAGCACCGCCGATAGCCGTGATACCGGCAAGACCACCGATTGCCGCCACGAAGGCAGCAGGAGAAGTATTCGCAGCCAAGTTACCGCTGGTCAGTGCAGCACCGCCGTTGATACGGACATTGTATGCCGTAGTCCCGGCGTTCGGAATCCAGGTAAAGGAACCGGTCGTGGGAACAACTTCGGAAGTAGCCGCGGTGACAGTAAAGCTGATGAGGTTCCCGAGCTTGCCGAAGCTACGGTCAGCCAGGGTCCAAGTCAACGCACCCCAGGTCAGGGCCGTGGCACTGGCTTTGGTACTGGGGTTCGTCTTGACGAGGATGATTCTGGACGGAGCACCGGTAATCTGCGGGTCGTTCGAGGCCTGAGCAGCGGCACGGAATCCATCAACCAAGTTGCCGCTCTTGTACTTCGCCACCACTGAGGACAGCTGGTCAGGACCGAAGGCGGAGGTTGTCTCCAGGTCTGTTTCAAGCGTAAAGTCCGGGCCTTGGTCAGCTTCGCCGACGAGCATGATGACGCCGGAGGTCGCAAGACCACTGGCCGCGGTCTGAACTCGAATAGACGGATAACCGCCTGGGATTATCAGGGTGCCTTGGTCTGTAATAAAGCTTTGTGCCATGGTCTACATTTCTCCCAGCATGATAAAGATTAAGGCGCTTTCACCGGACTCTGAACGGCAGGTATTGCTCCGACAGCCCGGGCACGGCTTGTAATTCGTGGTGCATTGGCCGGAGGCGGTGCGTTAAGGTGACTCAAATCCTCAGGTGGCTGAGCCAGGTGACGGTCTTTCATCCGGCCGAAGATTCCTGGTTTATGAGCCGGCATCTCACCATGCTTCAGGATTTGCCGACTGCTCTGACTTACTTGACCGGCTGGCCTCATGCCGGTTTGAGCGCTGGGTGCAGCGCCCCCGCCAGCCCCAGCTGCCAGGGCCTTTTGGACCGGGGGCTTTCTTTGAAGAGCCGGAGGAGTAGTATATGTTTGCTTCGGGGGAAGTTTGAATTCAGAAGCAGGACGAGTCGGTCTCTGTGCCGGAGCCTCACGTGGAGGAAGAGTTGCCGGACGACCTGTTGGGTCGAGACCGAAATCACCCTTCTGTACAGCACCTGGAGCCGGAGCCGGTTGGGTCGCAGTCGGTTGCATCGGGCCAACGCCTTGCCTGAAGGGCTTGTTCGGCCGAGAAAAGAGACGAGGACTACTGACGCCTGAACTACCGGACATACCACCGATGAACTTCTTCATTTCCGCTTCGGACTTCATGGCCATCGGGCCACCGATATTCACGCCACCGGTGTTGACTCTAAGCCCGGGCATGCGCATTCCCCCGGTCTTTATTCCACCGCCACCAGCCGGCATTCCCCCAGCCTTTGGGGCCGCAGGTTTACTGGCCGAAATGTTAGTAGCTGGATTTTTACCACTCGGTGGCTTAGCCATCGGGGGTTCGGCTTTTTGTGCCCCGCGGGCATTGATAACGCCTGCCGCGGTGTAATCTCTGGGCATGTTTGGCTTTTCGGCCTTGGGTTCAGTCTTGCCGACATTCTTCCGGTTGTCGATAATTTTCCCGCCACTGCCAGTTGCGGTATCGCGCTGGTAGAGCCTGGGCTCCGCGTCTTTGGGCAGGACACCTTCTTTGTCGACCTCGTTGTGCTTGTCGTGGCCCTTCCAACCTTGGAGTTCAGTTTTCTTGGCTTCCTTTGCCCGCTTTGCTTTATCCTCAGCAATAGTTCGTGCGGCTTGTTCTTTAGACGGGCCGCCCATGACACCTACCATCTCCTTGGGCATCTTGCCGGTCTGCCGGGCGATTCGAAGCTTATGCTCTTCTGGGCTGCTCGGTCCTTTTTCAGCCATGGCCAGGAATGGCCCCGTGGCTCCGCCTGGTTCCAGTGATGCCGCGGTGCTGGTGATTGGGCTCGCCGGTCCGGTGATGTTTTTCTTCATCGGCTCGCCAACAGACTTTTCGCTAGCCGCCAGAGTCCCAGAACCGGTCTCAGCCCCCATGGACTCATGAGGACTCGGGCCGGCTTCTGCTTTCTGAGTATGTGTCCCGGAAAGAATCTCATGAAACTCACGCGGGGTGATGGAATGTTGGCTCTGCAGACGCTTAGGTCCAGCGCCGGTGGCGTAGTGAGTTCTCACGGAATGAGCAATGCTTTTCAGATACGCTTTCCTGTCCCGGGGTTCTTTCTCAGCCAGAGAAATAGCCTCAGCCTGCATCTGGCCGGTATGAGTATCGGTCTGAGCAGTCTTCTTGGTGCGGACACGAATCTCAGGGCTCTCGCCCGAGGACTCGCTGACACTGACACTGACTTCATCTTTGTGATACTCCTCTGAAGAGTATTCAGCCTTTTTCTTGTCTTTGTTGTACGAAGACCAAGCCACCGCCCAGGGATTGTCGATACCGGGCTTTTGCTTCAGTTTCCGGACTTGTTCCTCGCGACCCGGGGGAGTCACTTTCTCCAGCTCGGACTTTCTGCCGGCTGCTTCAAGAGCGCCAGGGGGAATATCATCAATGCCGGAACTGACAGCGGTCTGACCCGGGGTTCTACTCTGCGGGGGGACAGCCTTCTTGAGTTCTCGCTGTCGGAGGTCGACGAGAGACTGTTCCATCTTTGCGATGCGTTCTTGAGTGAAGCCGAGAAGAATATTTCTCACTTCCTCGGGACTAAAGGTTTTCTCATCGGCCACAGCAGTCTCCTCGTTACTCTTTAAGATTGTGTTCTGCTCGCTTCGAAGCAGCGGCTTCTTCAGCGTGTCTTCCATGCCCTTGAGCCCAAGACGGACAGCGTGGTCGCGGACCATGTCCAACGCCGTAGCCAAGGGAATCTTGTGGCTGTGGGGTGTAAAGCCTTCGCCCCCGGGTTCGGTGAATTGTCCCGTCACGGCCCGATGCGCGGCATCGTGCATGACCGTATTCAGCTCCCGGTGGAAGTCCTCGTCACTCATCGGGACCCCGAGTTGGTTACTGAGTTCTCGCTGCTTGTGAGCCGCCAACCATTCCCAGTGCACGGCCCGGAGAGCTTCCCGGAGGTTTCGGTGGGTACCGAGCTTGCCGATGCGTCGACCCTCGCCGTAGATTTTATTTAATTCGGGATAGGTCAGAGCGTGACTGAGTTCGTGAATCTGTCGCCAACCGCGGTTGTACTCTTCGTCTTTGAAGTCGCCACCACTACCCGGAGTCGGGTCATAAACCATCAGGTGCCCGGTGTTATAATTCTTCCTGGCAAGGTCCGGTTTCCCGTACCGGCCGCCGGCATAGTAGGTCTGGTAGCCGTGGCGCTTGACTAGGTCTTCAATCTGCGGGAGCTTGCCTTCATATCGGTAGTGTCGGAGATTGGTCTGCTGAGCCGGAGTCACCTGACCGTATGGGGCCGCGAACTGATGGTAGGTCGCGCCGCCCGGGGCCATGGCCTGCTCGTTCTCGAAATTCTTCGGAGCCACAGGAGGTTCTGGTTGGCTCATGTGCGGATGCACTGGGTCGGCTTTACCTAGCGGGTCATTGACCTCCAGGTGATGGTCGGTGTGACCGTCATGCCAGCTGTATGCGTGCGGGTGAGGCTGAAACTTCGCATGAGCAAAATGCTTTCTGAGGATAGCAACTGCTTCTTCAATGGTGTACTCATCCTTGCGGACACCGGTCTCGACCAGGGGATGAAGTCGGTTCCAATCAAAGTTGATGCGGGCGTACCCTTGGCCGGGGACGTGCGTATAATAGTCATCCGGGTGGTCTTGGAACATCTCCACCGGATTCTGAACGTCTTGCGGGTGATACTTGCCCTCGTGGGGACCGTTCGTGTAAATGAGTCGGTGCTGTCCGTCTTGGCTGTGGACTACAGACTCCTGGCCGAAAAGCTTGCCCAGGTACCGGAGGAAGTCGGGTTGGATGCCGTGGATGATATACGCGCGCTCAGGTTCCTGGTAGCGACCGTGAGTTTCCTGGAATTGAAGTCCATGGCGCTTTAATATTTTGCCGAGCGCTTCGTGACCGTGTGGCGCCAGACTCGGGTATAGAGGCTTTTCCGCGGACATGATTCCGAAGGTTCCGCCGCCGAGCAAAGGCTGAGTCTGAGGCTGGGGCGCAATCGAGTCCATGGGTAGAAGATTGCGCCTACTTCTTCGGAGTCAGAGCATCTTGGTCCATGAACCAAAGCTCAGTATTCGGATTCACGTTCGACGGGCTCTTGCTACCGCCATCGGTCATGATTTCAGGAACCGTGGTGCTGATGCGGAGGTCGGTGAACTTCGGCCAGAAGTTGCGACAATATCCGGTCACGGTCACGTACCGACTGTAGACGCCCTCATATATTTCGAAATTCGGGTCCCGGGCAAAGTCACTGCTGCTGATAGTCGTCCGCTCGAATCCGCGAGCCTCCAGAAAGACTTGCTTGTACCGGAGCAGGATGAAGACCAGGACACTGTGCAACCAGAAAAGATACACGGGCTCGGAACCGGTATGGACTCCGATTCGGTACGTTTCCCTGAAGCTCGAAGACTCCAAGGAGGTAATGAATCCCGGGCGCTCTGTCTTGATAATGGCGCCGGTGAAATCTGTCTCAGTCCCAGGAGCTACGCCGAAGGTTCCGTCGTCGTTGACCGTGGTGATTGGAAACGCTTTCCCGAATCTATCCACGATGAACATATTCGTGGTCAGGGCAAATGGATTGACAACCCCCGGCGGAGCGGTGATGATTCCCGTGGCGGGATTGTAGCCAAGCGGAGTAAAAGGTCCGGCGTACGTCGGCCAGCTGCTGTCATTCAACTCGCTGGGGGTATAGTGGACGTCCGAGAGCGTAGATTCGGCTTCGATTTCCTGGCTGCCAACAAGTTGGATGGTGAGACAATGCCACCGACCTTCTTGCGGGGCCGGGGCCATCTTGACCGGGAATTCATGTTGCAGAATCCACTTCTTGGCCTCGGAAAGTTCCAGCTGTCCGTATTCCTTGGAAGACAGAGAGTCCTTGGGAAGACCTGCCCAGACATAATCCAGCAACTGGGGATTGGCCCTGATGTCAGCAATAGCCGCAGTCAGGGCCTTCCGGATGATGATATCACCCTGAAAGATTCCCTGGACTTCAGTGGTACTGAGATTGGGCGCGAGTGGGGTGCTTCCTGGGGCCATACACTAGAAGATTGCTCCCTCGTAGTGGTGTGGATTTTATTCTTCTGTGAATATCAGCACCAGGCTTAGGTTTGTGGCTCCAGGGGCTCCGCTGTCTCGAACCAAGATTCCATTTGAAGTGCCGATGGGTATTACGAGACCCTTGATGCTGCCCCCGAGAGTGAAGTCAACAACTATTGGCGCAAAGGCTGCCGTGATAGTAGCCGGTACAAAAAAATCAACATCGAAACCAACCCCTTGGTCTAATGTGCCTAGGACCGACGGTAGCGCCCTAAAAATTCCAGAGAAATTTGCGTCACCGTTGTCGTATCTACTTGGGACAAAGACGCCGCCAACAGAAGCGGTCGTAGTTCTTGTAAAAGATATAGTCCTTATCCCCGCTGTTGTCTGGGTACCAGAGAAATTGATAATTATTGCCCGTAAAATTGTCTGTTTGGTTGGACCAGATTCAATCACAAACAAATTTGAGGGACTTGTCGTGGAGTTCGTCAATAGACTAGGGGCATATACAGGAGTAACATTTGTCTGTTTTGTCCGAACCGCGCCGGCCGTGGTCAAGGAAATTGGTTGTATGCTTCCAGGCAGATATACTGGTTCCCTTGTTGAAATCGAGCCGCCCATCCATGCAACGGTTGAAGGAAATTTGACGCCGGGGGCTTCTGTAAATGATTCTGGTATTGAATCTCGCATCTCAGCCTGCTATTTCACTTAGAGGATTTGTTCATTCCCGCAAAGCATACTGAAAGTATGTATTCACGGCCTCTGTGGTAAGATTGTTCCCCTATGGAAACACCGCACTCGGAAAAAGAAATGCAGTTCGCGACCGAAGTTTTATTTAAGCTGGTGACAGACGAAGGCACCAAACTCCGATGGGGAGTCATCCAGCGGGAGAACATGGCGTCAGAGCTACGAGCCGGGAAGAAGCCGGAAGGATATCGAGCCGATTGGCTTCGGAACACAGCCAGTATCATCATCCAGGTCCTGGGAGCCCAGGCACAGGGATTCAACACCGCCTATCCCTACGACCGGATTTCAATCAATGACCTGATGGACGTCCTGCAGACGTCTTACACCCGGCTCAAGAACATCATCACCAAGAACAGTTAAAGATTCTTGACCAGGGAATCGAGGACTTTGTCCTTGATGCGACGTTCCCATTCCTGAAGCGCCCAATCCGCGGTTTCTTCGAAGAAATGTTTTGGCGTCAGGCCCGGATGGACCCATTTGCCGCTGCCCTTCTGCTTGCTGCTCACGGTCCGGAAGGTCATGATTGAGCGCTGGACACTGGTCTTTCCGGTCTTGTCCTTAACCGGTTTCTGATAGACACGGACTCCCTGTAGAAATGGAATCCCGCTCGACCCCTGGCGGACCTGGCCGATGAGCCCCTTACCTTGACCAGGCCCGTGAGCGGTCTTCATCGGCCCGTGACGGATGTCGAATTTGTGCAGGAGCCCAACCTTGGGATTACCGGCGCTATCCTTTTCAATCTTCCCGTAAGGGATGTTCCGGCGCTTGAGTTCAGACTTGAGAGTAGCAGTCAGGTCCTGTTGAGCCGGGGTCTGCTGCGACGGACCCTTGTTGTGTTGCATCGGCACAGACAGGTACCGGCTCCCGTCTTTGGACATCTTGGCCTTTTTACTCTTCAGGAGGTCGTCAATCATCTCCCGGTTGGCAGGAATACCTTCCTCAATCCAGAGAGCACTCGGTTCCAGGGTTATAAGCCAGGCCCCGTCTTCGACTTGCTCAAATCTCAGGGCGTCGATGTACTTCTGTCTCGTGGAATGGAGCTTGCTCTGTACCTGCTCAAGAAGGTGAGCGTGGGCTTGTGCACTGAGGTCGCGCATGGCATCGCTGAACACTTCCTGGGCTTTGGGGCGCAATTCTTCCCCGAGCTTGAGAATGTCGGAGATGTCAAAATTTATGTATATAATGACTGGCCCCGCTTTTCCCGCCGTTTACAGCGCCAGTCTACAGACCAAATAAACGGCACAGCAGCAAGGAGAACGACCATGATAAAAACTGCCCACAAAAACCCTTTGATGTCTCGCGGCCAACCTTTCCACACGATTACTCTCCTGATGGATTGCGGCTGGAAGTCGGGGCACCGCCGGGGTCCATGACAAGACCGGCACGAACGCTGCGCCATTTCTCTTTGCCGGTCTTCGGGTCTTGGACCTTGAGCTTACCGGCATCCTGGCTACCACCAGGCGAGGAATCTTTCTGACTACCAACAGGGAGGTTGAGTTCGTGTCGAGTCGGAGCCTTGGGCATCGGAAGTGCAGCTTTCTCGATGTCCTCTTTATCCAGGACCCGGCTACCTTCCGGCGGTGGATGAGCCGGGTCTAATTCTTCCTTCTGAGTCGGCTGGGCCGCTTGCTGCGGTTGTTCCTTGACAAGTTCCCGGGTCATGGTGATGAGCACCTTGACCAGTCCGGAGATGGAATTGTAGAGGTCCGGGTCCTTCTCGCGGATTTCGTTCAGGTTCGGACTCTTAGCCTGGATGTCCTTGAGAATCTTCACCACCGTAGCTTTAACTTCTGCACGGTCATCGCCGGCATCGTCCTGAACAGCCTGGCTGTCCTGGTCCTGCTGTCCATCAGCCAGAGCCTTCAACTGGCCAAGGAATCCTTCACCGGCATCGGTCTGCTCCGGTACCGCAGCTTGCTGGGCCTCGGCTGCCTGCTGGGCGACTTGAGCCTCTTCGTGCTCGCCGGACATCGTTGGCTTCGCCGGTGCCGCGGGCCTACTGGGGATGTGGCGACCGGGTTCATCGGCCTTGAACAGGTAGCCAAACCGGGGCGGAGCCGGCCGGACCAGGGGTTGTCCATCGGTGCACAATTCACGGGCGTCGAGAAAATGTTTTTTCCCGTCTTCGGACTTGGCAAGGACAATGTGGTCAGAACCCCACTGACCCTGGACGTTACTTAGCGGGCCGAGGATTTCATATTTTTGGCCGTCACGAACCGCAGCCATCGGGAATTCCATCTTGGCTAGCTTCTGGATGTCCTCACGGTACTGGCGCCTGAACTCAGACTTCTGTTCCGGGGTCAGGTCCTGCCAAGTCTCGGCCTTCGAAAGTTCTGCGGATTCCTCTTCGGTATGGCTGAAGTCTTCCAGGCCTTCTTCGAAGATAATAATTCTGTCGCCACCCAACTTCCAGGCAAACTTTCGGGCTCTGTCAGCCTCAAAGGGGTTGGTACCGACACCGACACTGACTTTCTGGCCGAGGTCGTCGCCGTACTGTTGATGAATGTTCGGAAGCTCCCCAAGATGTGCAGCCTCTATATCGGCCAGGCCCCGACCGGCGCTCAGAAAAATAATCGAGCCGCCGCGGGCGGCAGACCAGCTAGACCAAATCAGGTTGGAGTGCTCAGCACGCTGATTTAGGTGTCGGATGGCTTCAGCATCGTTCGCCATGATGGTAGACTGAAGCTCATCGTGGAATGTATCCGACTCCCAGGAAATGTAGACGTGCATTCGGTTGGCCACCTGTGGTATTATACTCTCAAAGATTGTCGCCAGCCCCGACAATGAAAGGAAACGTCAATGTTCACCATCGCCTACAAGTTCCGCGTGGATACGAAGTTCTCGCAGCAATATAAGGACACCAAGGGAAACTTCCAGCAATCTTATTGGTTCTCCTTGATTCCCGTCCCCGAGACCCAACAGCAGCGGTGGACCGGATATGGCGCCAGCCGCATCGAGGTCCTGGTTTCGAAAGAACTCTTTGACGAGACCACACTCAACTCTCTTTTCGAAGCATCCCTGGAGCTGAATTTTGCCACTCCCAAACAAGAATTGGTGGAAGTCCAATGAACATTGAATACATTGTTGACAGCAAGCACATCACCGGCGACACCGGAATAAACGTCTTCTCCGTTTCCGTTACTGCTCTCGTTGGTGACCGAATCTTCGGATTGAAGACGCTGGAAATACCAGTGCTACCTGGGGATTGGGACAAGCTGCAAATTGGAGACCGTTTCGGGGTCACAATCAAGGTGACTCACAAAGTTTAGAGGGGTTGGCTACGGTAGCTCAAGGGCAGAGCCCCGTCTTATAGGTGGGAAGACCGCCGTTCGACTCGGCGCCGTGGCAGTAGGAGGAAGTACAAATGAAAGCAAAGAAAGAAAAATGTTCCTATGCCAATAAGTACCAGGGCAAGCGCGAGCCCCGGTGCGGTTGCAGAACTTGTTGGACGAAATGGATAGGAGAACAAAAATGAGTACCCCGATTCTAATTCTCGTTGGACAGGCAGGTAGCGGCAAGGATACAGTCGCCGACTTCCTGGTGAAGGACTACGGAGCCATCAAGTTGAGTCTCGCCGACCCGATGAAGCGCTTCGCCCAAAAGATTTTTCTTTTTTCCAACGACCAACTCTGGGGACCCAGCGAATCTCGAAACGCTATCCACGAACCTAGCCTTCAAAACTCAACCGCTTTTTGGCAAGAATCGTATGACCGGTTCCTTAACCATAGACACGATTTCCTTGATGAGATGAATCTTGATGGCCCCAAACGGAATAAATTGACCGATTGGTTCTACCTAGTCAGACGTCTAGCTGTTCCAAAAACATTCATAAACGAAGTTGTTGGACTCAGCCCCCGGGTGGCCTTGCAGACCCTAGGTACGGAGTTTGGTCGAGCCGTGGACAAGAACCTCTGGATACGCTTCGCTCTTCGTGCCGCGGCTGACCTGCTGGAAGGCGGATACGGTTACTACCGGGAACGAGGAATCTTTGACTTTGAAGGTATTCTTCCCCCGTCCATGGTCATCATCAGCGACGGGCGATTCAGGAACGAACTCCTTGAAGTCAAAAGGGTCGGGGGCATGACCGTCAAGATTCAGAACGTCGAAGTTGAGTCGAGGCCGGAAGTCGGGGTCAAAGGCCATGCCAGCGAACAGGAGCAGAAGGGTATCCCCGAGACCTGGTTTGATTTCGTCATCAGGAACGACAAGACCCGGGGTCTTGGACAACTAGGAATTTCGGTTGCCGTCCTGGCCGGGAGCCAGAATCCCAAAGTCATTGGACCTTATATACCGAATGATTTTCATGTTGGCCCAGGCGTCAAAGCTACCGGGAATGTTCTCCTTGGTGAACCTGCACCAGGCGGATTCTTTGTCGGCAATGCAGGGAAATGAGCAGCTTCAGCGAAGCAGCAAAAGACGGACCACCCATACCAAGTAACTACGAAGACTTGTTGCTGGAGTATTACAATCTCCGGTCTCAGCTTGCCCGTACCAATGAGAAATGGATGGAAGTTGAGTTCAAGAACCACGAACTCCGTTCCGCAACAACCGACCGGATAGCTGAACTCGAAAAGCACCTGAAGGACGCCGAGACTCTCAAAATGGTCGAATACAGACGAGAGTACTTAAACGGTTGGAAGGAAGCCAGGGATGCCATCGTGAAGGAAATTGGCAATCTAGCCGGCTGGCCTGACGCCAAAGCTGATGACCTGGTCCGGGAACTGATGCACAACGTTCTTCATTTGCCCCCGCCCTTATAGCTCAGTGGTAGAGCGCATCCTTGGTAAGGATGAGGTCTCCAGTTCAATCCTGGATGAGGGCTAGTTGAAATCGTCGCGCCTGACCATCGGTGGTTCAACGGCCATAAGCGCTCTCTCAATGAGCACGCGCTGCATGTGCGCAGCATCTTCAGGGTCTGTGGAAAAAGTGAAGCCGAGTTCAGACTGACCGAAGTAAAACCATGCGCCGTTGTCGGTGACTCGAAATTCGCCATTCACCCCACCGGTCATCGGGTCCGGATTCCAGAGAGAAAACCCGCGCGTTTCCTTGACCTCAAACTTGTAGCCTTTGTATTCGAACATTCTATTTCTCCATTGTACCACGACGAGGCTCGTAAAAATCCGAGCAATATTCATCTGCCGGAGCCGGAATCTTGTTGTCACCACCGTGCCATGCCACCCAGTACTCGTTCTTGCACTTGTTACCAGGAACTAGAAATTTGCAGTTTGCACAGGAACTGCCGCCTTTGGGCACTCGCATCCCGGCCCGGTGCTCGGGTGGCAGCTCAAAAGTATCGCCACCGAACTTCCCTTCCAACGTGGCTTTGATTAGGCTCCGAAAATATTTAAGTGTTTCAATTCTCATGTTACCACTTAACACTAAGGGCGTTCACCGCGGCCAGAGCTGTGTTTGTTCCGTCGGCACCGCCGATGCTGTAGATGATTCCGTTCACTTCCATCAGTCGACAGTTTCTGAGGGCTGCCGGAAGTGGATTCGTAAGGACTCGAAGCTTTGACAACTGTCCCTCCCCTTCGCGATACGCCGTGTCGACACTGGATAAAACCGTGGCCAGGGGGTTGCCGGCGTTGCCGCCGCCCCAGAAAATCTGGTCGTCTACAACTACGACGCCATGGCGCCAACGGGGGGTACTCATGGCCCCGAGCGAAACCCAGGGGTCAAGTTGTCCATTGGCCTGTACGCGTGCACTCCAAATTCCCGCAGAAGCGTTGAAGACACCACCGAATCCGTTGAGGCCACCGGCAAGGTAGAGATATCCGCCCTTCTCAAAAACTGTCGAGTGGCCAAGGCCAATGTTGCCAGTCGGTAGAGGAGTACTGATGACCTGGAAAGGACCTGGGGACCCGTCGCTGTAAATCGGGGCACTGTAGATGTTCCCGTTCCCAAAGTTTGCCGGAGCAAAGGTACCGCCGATGATGTAAATCCACCCGTTAGCTACAACCAATCGAGAGCCGGCAAACTGCTCCGGGAGTTGGACAAAACTCATCTGAGAGATAGAACCGTCACCTTGGATGTTTCCCCAACAGAACCAACTGATGACGCCAGCCCCGGGGCCGTCGCCGGTGATGATGTAGAGTCTGTCGTTGTAGATGGTAGCACCGCAGTTACCTCGGGCGCCGACCGGAATCTGTCCAGCAACTACTGGCTGGCCGAGGGTTCCATCTCCGTTGACGGGGGTTCTTTCGATGTCAGCGGTGTAGCCGGCTGTAGTCGGGGTGCCGGTACCTCTGAAGCCGCCGACCTGATAGATAGCGTTTGCCTGTCCCGGCCACTGACGGGCCAAAGCCCAGGTCACTGCCCGGGGAGTCGGCAGCGGAGTCAGCTGTTGCCAGTTGTTTTCTGTGAATACGCTTGCCATGGTTAATATTTCGGTTCAAAGAGGAACAAGTACCATTTGTGTGGGTGAAACTTGTAAAACGTGGCCCGGCCGGGATTCTGCTCAGCGTGGGCTTGAATCTGCGCCGGTACAGCTGCCATAGGGTCAAGATTAAGAGCCTTCATGTGCAGGTCATAGAGAAGACGATGCTTGTGGGCATGGTTAGGCTCGCCGGCAGCCTGGGCAATCTTCATGCCCTGGAGATGATGGCCAGCGGCCTTCTCATGGAATTCCTTCCGATAATCCTCATGAGCCTTTCGTTCGGCGTCTTCACGCCGGTGGCCGTGCAAGAACTCATGGGCAGCTGCATTGCGCTCCAGGACGTTGGCGTGATGAGGGTCGACTATCGGGCGGCCCAGCCAACGGGGCGGGTTAATCTTACGTGCCACTGGACTCTCCTCGCAAGGTTTGAATGAGAAGTCTCACTGAATCCTCATCCCATTCCCGGCCCTTGAACTCCAGAACATATCCGTCGCCAAAGGCCGCGCTGTTGATACTTTTGGCCAGGTCCTGAAGA